ATGCAGAGTTAGATGCGACGAGAAACCTCTTGGATGAAACGAAAAAATCTTTGATAAATATGAAAGAAACAGCTCCAGCCGACCTCGCTGATGATATCGATTTATTAGTAACAGCTCTCAATGATTTGGGGGTAAGCGGTTTGGGTAAAGTTGCAGAATTCTTTAAATTGATGGGAGAAGGAACTAAACCTCAAGTAAGTGAAGTAGGTGGTAAAGTGTTTGTCCAACAAGATATGAAAACGGGGGTAGAAACTGTACCTGATCCAGCTCGAAAGGCAAGTAGAGCTGAAGGTGAAAAATTGCTCGAAGGTCGAGTCGATTTAGAGATTCGTGAAATGGAAGGGGAAACTTTAAAAAGAGTCAGAGGCGAGCAAGAAAAATACATCGAAGGATTTAAAACCTATAATGACCTTCTAACAAATTTCACTCGCGATCTGAGACAGTCTGCAGAAGGATTAAAACTAGATCTTTTGATGGTTAGAGATGGATCTAGCGCTATCTCTAATATAGATGAACAATTATTCACAAAATCTGCACAAGCTGGTGGAGCAGGAGCTACGGCCAGAGCTTCAGATCAAGTAGCTCTAAGGGGAGCGACAGATAAAATTACATTAGCGAGAACTAGTGCAGAGCGGAGAGCCGCAATAAAGAATAAAGATATACTTGCTAAAGAATTAGCTCTTAAAACAGAAATAGCCGTAAAACAAGAAGATGGCATAACTAAAGAAAAAGATCTTATAGGTCTTAGGGCGCAGCTCATAGAGTTAGAGAAACAGAGATTAGCCATCGGTACATCAAGAGCTGAATTGTTTGAAAATGAATTTAACTTTACCGCAGAAGAAATACAAGAAGGTTTAGATAGGGCTTTGGTGCAAAATGCTAGAACATTTGTAGATACAATCAGTGATGGTTTAGTAGATGCTATAGCTAAAGGTCAAGACTTAGGTGATGTGTTGAAACAGGCTGCTTCGAACTTCTTCCTTGGAGAAGCTAAAAGTAATATGTCTGCTGCGTTTAAGAACATTACAGGGAACTTCTTCGCTTCTGGTGGGCCAGTCACTGGAGGTTCAGGATCTAAAGACGATGTGCCAGCTTTGCTTATGGGTGGAGAATTCGTGATGAAAAAAAGTGCTGTTCAGAAATACGGTTCTGGATTTATGAACTCTTTGAACTCGGGTAACATACCAGCTATGGCTAGAGGAGGATTGTTTACCCCAGGAACTTATGGCCAAGGAGCTATGAAGGGTTCGCGTAATCTATTAGATTTTGCAACACAATCATTCACTACAGGAGCTTCTGATAGATTTGGTTCTGGTTCAGGCTTCGCCTCTATAGGTTTAGAGCCTCAGAGCGCCGCTCTGACGATGTTTGGCCGTAGAAACAGTCCAGCATTCCAAAGAGAGCAAGCCTCCAAGCAAAAAGCGTTTGGCCTGTTTACTAGGCAGATGGAAAAAGAAAAAGCAGCGAGAGAAAAAGGTAGTGGATTCTCTGAAATTTTGAAGAATTCCCTATTGTCATTTGGGGCCAGCTTTGGATTCAAAAAACTTACGGATGTGTTTGGTCCAAAAGTAGACATTTCGAAAGTAGGCGAGGGGTTAGATATGCCTAAAAAGATTCGATACGCTGATGAAAGGCCATATGCTACAGGCGGATATGTCCCTAATGCAGCTGGGGTAGACACTATCCCATCCATGTTATCTGGTGGCGAGTTCGTCATGAATGCTGCCGCCACTCAGAAAATTGGTAGGGGTAATTTAAACGCTCTTAATTCAGGCTCTGGTGGAGGATCTGGAGATGTAGTAGGTAAACTAGATGAGCTTATTTCTGTTTCTGATAATTCAGGAGAGACTGTGATTAATATTACCGTAAACTCTGATGGTTCATCTAATTCTCAAGGTAATGGAGACGATCAACAAAATTCATTAGCGACGAAAATAAAAGATGTGGTTAAACAAGTGATTGATGACGAAAAAAGACTGGGGGGATCACTAAGACAAGCTAGAGCATAATGTACGGAACAACACTAAATTACGATTGTCACTTCTTTATCGCTGGGGCAGATGGAAGCCCTAGCGCTAGAGAGCTTTCGGGGGTCAATAGTCTTGACATAGGCTATTCTAATAGCAGTAATGTTACAAAGCCTTTGGGGTCAATCCGTGGTGTGACCACAGTAGGAGGAGCTACAAGTCAAACGGTTTCCTTTTCGAGGAATCTCATGTATGAAGACCCCATCCTAGCTTTCACGGGAGAATCCGAGGCTATGAAGGGGAGTTTTAATTATAAAAATAATACTTCTTATGGATTTAATAGTGGGTATTTAACTTCTTATTCTGTTAATTGCGCTGTAGGCTCGATACCCAAAGTGAATACATCTTTTGTTGTTTACGATGAAATGAAGAGTGGGATTAATGCTACTGGCTCAGTAACAACCCCTATTTATATTCCAAGCCAAGGATCTATAAGTGCTACTTGTGATAATAGTACTAGTAATAGAATTATTGGATTTGATTATTCTTTAACAATTAATAAAATACCTTATTACACTATAGGTTCCGAAACTCCAGTAGAAGTGAAACATATCAATCCTATTGAATATACCGCTTCTGTGCAAATGGAAGTCGATGATACTTTCCTGAAGAGCGGTTTTAATTTCTTAGATGAGAGAGAAGATAAGACTGTAAGTTTTTCACTATCATCTAGAGATGGAGATGCAATTCAACAGCTATCGATACCTAACGCATCGCTTGTTTCTGAACAATTGAGTAGTAGTTCAGATGGGTCTGTAAGATTAACCCTTAACTATATTGGACACTCATGAGTGAAGACTTATTTTACAACAGGGATCGCAACATAAGCGGTATAGCCTCGCCTTCAGAACTAGCAGGTCTTGGCCTTACGCCAGTTTATGGATCTACCGTAGAATTCGAAGCTAAGAATCATAGTTATGTCACTGATGATTTTTATTATAATTTAATACCTCTTTCTGTCGATAGTTTAGTAGCTAGGTTTTCCTTAAAGTATCAAGTCAATGAGACTAATGCTAGAAAGCTAGCTAACTTTTTCGAAGCTCAATCTGGGTATCTACCTATAGAATTTAAACCCGACAACTCGGGTATTTACAAAACTGTTTCGGGGTTCTGCGATAATTATGCTATTAATTTTATTAATAATCAACACTTCGAAGTAGCAACTAGTTTGACTGTGGATCATGCTCCTACTTTATTGAAGTGGTCTGGTATGGGTTGCTTCCCAAACTTAACCTTTGATGATTATAATTATTCTGAGGCTTATGAAGAATACGACATCGTTTATACAGGTGTGAACCAAAACAAGTTGGATAACTTTTATTATTGCACAGGAGATCATACATCTACGCAATCTAACTCTCCAACAGGAGCGACATCAATGTGGACGCAAGATTTCTTTTTTGAGCCTGATATCGGTACTCAAAACAATGTTGAAATTAAAGCTGATAAGCTAGAATATAAAAACTCTTTCACTCAGAGATTAAAGACTAACGATAATATCGCTACATTCGATATGAATTATAGTTTTAATAATATCTCTGACAAACAATTAAAAACAATGCTCCACTTCTTAGAGAATAAAGGTGGTTATCGTAGATTCAAACATCAAATTCCTTCTGTTTACAACAGACCAAAAGTATACTATAGCCCTAAGTGGACTCATACATGGAACTACGTTAATTCTAATACTCTTAGTGTAGAACTAAAAGAAGACCCTATGGGCGTAATTCCAACAGGAACATAAAATGGCGAGAAATATTGTAAAAAGTTATAATTCTGTAGTAGCTACTTCAGAATCTACTGTGGCTTTCAGCACTGCGGATCAATCCTTGTTATTACACAAAATAACACAGGGTTTAGAATATTCTATAGGATATGAAAGACAGAAGTCGAAGCAAATTGGCTCTCAAGATTTTTCTACTAATGATATTTTTCGACAGCCAGATGTATCATTAAATATTACATATATTCCTGAACCTAGTTTTGCTAATGAAGTTCAAGGAAGATTTATTAGCACAAAACCCAATTCTTCATTTAAAAACTTTTTCGACACCAACGAACAGGATTCTACAAATTTTTTTGTGTTGATAACAGAAAATGCAGAAGATGCTTTTTTAGATAAAATAGAATTTTTGACCGCTGGAGGTCAAAATTTTAATGGCGATGACGCTATTGCTTTTGGTAATTGTTTCGCTACCTCTTATGGTTTAAGTTATTCTGTAGGTTCCTTACCATCAGTTAGCACTCAATACATATGCTCTAATACAGTATTTGATAAATTAACTGGCACATCTATGCAGTCTCCAGCCATAAATTTAACTGGAGGTAATAATGACAATGTGGGAAGAACAAGGTTTAATTTCAATATAGAATCAAGTAGCGCGAGTTTAGAAAAGGCTCCTCCTATAGTCAATCCAAATAATCCTAATAGTGATGTTACTTTACAGAATTTGCAAGTTGGAGGTCAAGAAATTTCTGGAACACATTTAGTTCAGTCTGTTGATATGAATGTATCACTACCAAGGGTTTCCTCTTACGGATTAGGTAATGATTACGCTTATAATAGACAAAGACAGTTTCCAGCAAATGGAACATTTTCTGTTTCCTCTCTAGTTTCAGGTTTAGAAAGTGGATCTATGACAGGAGTTTTATCTTCTGATCAAAATTATCAGTTTGATTTACAACTAGAGGCCAGCGGGAAACTAATGAGTTATAGAATCGAAGACGCGAAATTAACATCCTACAATTATTCTATGAATGTAAATGGAACTATGAGTTATGACGCTTCATTTGATTTCGAAGTAACACAGTCAAAGGGTTTAAAGGTAAGTGGGACTGCTTACTAATCGTAATCCACTTTAATTTGTTTACTCTCGTAACCCTTTTCTTTAATCCTATTTGGATGCTCTGTCCCATTACGCTCTTTAGCGTAATTATTGTAAAACTTTTCTTTAACAGGATCTAAACCTCCAGCTTTCTCTGCCCTCTGTGCGCTGAGTTCTGCTGAGTAGTCCATCATATTGCCCACAGTGCCTTTCTTTTTATAAGTAGCGTCAATGTATTGCTGCTTACTGAAAGGGTCTATAGAGCTGTCTATGGAGGCGTGGGGGACGGTCCAGACCCTCCCCCACTCCACACCAAATTCGTCTATATATATATGCTCGTCATTCATCCCTTGAACTACCTCACGGTGTTCATCTGTATCAGGATGTTTGTAAACATATAGAGACATTATTTTATATCTATTTTTTTAGCGCCTTTTATCGCTTTTTTAGGTAAGGTCAAGTGGAGCATACCATTCTTCAGTGAAGCTGAAATATGGTCTTCAGATACTAAATCATATAGATATAATTCATAGTTTCTAGATCTATCTTCGTTTTTAGCTGATACGGTTAGAACGTTATCGATAACACTAAGGGTCACATCTTTTTTGCAAAATCCAGCTAATTCAAATTCTGCAGAATAAACATCTCCAGAATCTTTGATCCTATCATTGGATTTTTGTTTAGGGTAACTTGTCATGTCGTTGAGTAGGTTGTTAATTAATGTATTCATAATCATGAATCTATATAACACGCCTTATGCCAAATTATTTTTCCTTGTAGATAAGGGATAAAATGGACTCAGCAGTCTTCTTGTAAGTCATAGTGTCTCCCAATTTTACGCCCTCTGTGTTAAGTTGTCCCACTTTAGTTTCAGCTTCTTCCATAGCCTTAATGACTGTTTCTTCATCCCAGTCATAGAAGTTCCCTTGATTATATTTTCCACCTTTGGTAAAAAATATCCCATCTGCACTAGGGACAGTCCTTCCTGTAGATTCTACTAGAATACAATTATCTTTTGTAGCCCAATCTCGATGAGAAGTTTCATTTAGTACGATGCTCCATTTTCCTAAACAAGTAGCGTTGAATGCTGGTAAGTTCCAACCTTCTCCACCAGACAAACCAGTGAGGTCGATATCTATAGCATTAAGAAGTTCGTTTACTTCAGCATTCTTCGCTAAATGAGGGATGATATTGATATTATTATAGTTCTCGCCTTTTGTAATATCTTGCCAAACACCATTCATCTGCTCTGGTTTCAAAAATGGATTATTGATACAGCAGGACAAT